TCCAGAAGATCTCCGGCCGCTCTGGCAAGGACGCGATGGTGCGTCCGAAGGACTTCCTGCTCATGACGACCCCGGGCCTCGCCAAGAAGCTTATGGAGTCGATGGTCGGGCAGCGCCGGTTCACCGCGGGTGAGTTCGCCACGACAATCAAGGGTGGCTACAAGGCCCTTTAGGTTTGCGGCGTGCCGCTCGTCCAGGACTACTACGTCCCGGCCGGCACCATCTACCTCCTCCACATCCCCTCGCTGTCGTGGGTGGATGCGAAGGATTGGGGCTTCGTCGAGTTCGAGGGCGCGGGCCCGTGGCGTTGGCTCTCGGGGCGTGACGCCTTCGAGACGACCTACGGCTGGTACGGCAACCTCGCCTGCCTCGCGCGCAACGCGCACGGCTCGATCACGGGGTACACCGACACCGCTCGCTACACGCACGTCTAACCTTCACTGAAGTGGCAGGGGGTCGGTGACGGCCCCCTGTCCTTCTGAGGACTTCTATGCCTTTGACCTTCTTTGCGCCGAAGCCGGGGCGACTGGGGACGCTCCCGGTGCCGCTCACGAGCGGTCGCATCAACACCGGGACGCTCGCCGCGGGCACCCAGACGCACACGATGGGCGCGATGCCCGGGAAGTGCTTCATCAACCGCGCGACCGTGTCGGCGGGGACCTACCCCACCGCGGCCACGTCCTGCGTGGCCCGGCTCATCAAGTATGACAGCACGGCGAACACGGCCGTGACGCTGACGGCGGACTTGGACATCAACGCCAAGACGGCCCGTGAGGCGCTGGCGCTGGCGCTGACCAGCACCCTGACGGACGCTCAGCGGACGCTCAACCCGGGCGACACGCTGGAGTTTGAGATTGTGACGACGGGCGCGGTGTCGGTCCAGCCGGACGACATCGTGTGCGTGGTCGAGCTGTTTGTCGAGGAGTAAGACGTGACCGTGCTGCTCAACGCAGCCGGCCAGCCCGAGCCGCCCACCCATGTGGTGGCGCGGCTCCGGGCCCTCCACGCCGGATTGTTCTTGCGGTTCTTGGAGCACACGGGCGAACACTGGGCCATCTGCCTGCGATGGGGCCCGGAGGATCGCCGGTGGGAGTGGGTCCAGCAGGGCGAAACGGACCCGGAGATGGCGCACGATATCATCGGGTATCTCCCGATGCTGTGCAGCGTCGATGAAGCGCCGGGGTATCTGGAGCGGACGTTCCGGCAATACCCCAAGGACGAGGTGCGCCGGATGGCGGACTTTGTCGAGCAGTTCAATGCCACCCAGCCCATCAGTCAGGCCGCGGACGCCGCGCTGACTGAGGCGCTGGACACGCTGTAGTCCTTTACCCCCTCGCCCCGTGGCCGTCACCAAAGCCCAACTGATTGCGCTCACCCGCGAAACGATGGACGCGGTGTCCTCGGATCGCTGGTCGGATGCGACCATCACGACCGTGCTGAACAGCGTGTACGGGGACGAGTGGTCGAACATCCTCAACGCCCAGCCGTATTACACCTTCGCCAAGCGGACGGTCAGCACGGACGGCGACGGGATGGTGCCCTTCAGCGCCCTCTCGACGGGCGGCGGGGACACCCAGCAGAACTTCTACCGGGTCCTCTCGGTGTCGGACGGGAACGTCCTGTACACCCAGACCCGGTTCCAGGACGTGCCGCTGGCCACCACGACGAACTACCTGCCGACCTACCCGCGCCTGTTCTACACGGCGGGGCAGGCCCTGCAGGTGCTTCCGGTGGCCTCGGGCACGACGCTCTACGTCTACGTCAACTACAAGCCGACCCCGTTCAACCAGCTGGCGACCGACAACTCGGTCATCGACTTCCCGGATGGCGGGGAGTTGATTCTGGCGAACGAGGCGGGGGCGATGCTCCTCAACAAGGGCGGCGCGGAGTCGGGAGCGGCGCGGGTCCTCCGGGAGGAGGCGAAGATGTCCCGGACGATGCTGCTGGACGATCTGCGGCGCTACACCATCCAGCCGACGATGATGGCCTATCCGGACCAGAAGTACGACTGGAGTGGCGGCTGATGGCCCGGGAGCGCTTGGCGGACGCCCAGCCGCGGATGGACGGCGGGCTCAACAGCGTCTCGGATGACATCTCGCTCCAGCCGAACCAGCTGCGGCAGACGGTCAATATGCGCCTGACGGACTATGGCGCGGCCAGCAAGCGGGGCGGCACCCAGCGGACCTCCAGCGCTGTACTGGCGGCCGCGCCGGTACTGAACGGCTACACGTTCCAGCAGGACAGCGGCACGAATCAGATTCTGGCGGTCTGCAACACGGACATGTTCACGACGACCTACGGCACCTTCCCGCTGACCTACACGAATCAGGGCGGGACGTTCTCTTCGACCGTCGCGCCGGACTTCGCCCAGTTCCGGGATGGGACTGGCGCGGACGTGGTCTATATCGCGGACGGCGGCCTGCTGAACAAGTGGAGTGGTTCGGTCCTGACATCCGACATTGTCAACACGGTGGCGACGGACACGATTCAGGTCCACAACCAGCGCCTCTGGGGGTGCGGCAACAGCAGCTTCCCGGACAGTATCTTCTACTCCTCGCTGAACAACGGCGACACCCTCGGGTATGGCGCGGGCGGGGGCGGCCAGATTGTGGTCCGGACCTTCGGGGATGAGAAGATCGTCGGGCTGGCCTCGGTCAACACCAGCCTGCTCATCTTCCATCGGCGCGGCATCTCGCGCCTGACGGGCTACGGGCAGGACGACATCGTGGCGGCCCCGGCGGGCCTGACGGCGGATGTCGGCACCATCGCCGCCAAGAGCATCGTGGCGAACAACAACATCGCCTACTTCATCTCCGAGCGCGGGCTCTACCGCTGCAACGAGGGCGAGGTGGCGGCGGTAGGGACGCCGACCAAGCCGGACCCGATTCTCCCGATTATCCGGCAGCTGTCGTCGTCGGACTTCGACAAGATCCGCGCGGTCATCAACCGGGCGACCAAGGAACTCTGGATTACCATCCCGGGCTACGGGTGTTACCAGTACCACACGGTGCTGGATGCGTGGTCGGGCCCCTGGAACGGGGCCTACGTCAGCCCGGATACGACGGCGCTCTTCGAGACGATTAACACCAACGGCCTCCCGGTGGTCTTGCGCGGGGACGCCAGCGGGTGGGTCAGCCTCTGTGATGCGCCGAGCGCGAACAAGGATAACGTGGCTGCCGCGGGGACGGGTGGCGATGTCTATACGATGGTCGCCCAGTTCCACCGCCAGTACATGGGCGATCCGGCGCTGGCCAAGGCCCTGCGCTGGGGGTATCTGACTGCCCAGCTGAACGGGTCGAACAACTGCGCGGTGTCGTGGGTGACGGACGAGGCGGCCGGGTCGTACCAGTTGCCGTCCAGCGTGGGCGGGGTCTGGTCGGCCTCGTCGTCGTGGGGCACGGGGACGTGGTCGGGCCCGAAGAGCAAGAACTACCGGGTGCCGATGGGCGGCACCGGGTACTATCTCGATGTGACGATTACGGACGCCGGGACCGCGCTCCCGGTGTTCAGTCAGTGGCAAACCGAAACCTTCGCGCTGGGGCGCAGATAAATGGCAACGACGGTTGGGAGTTATCCGGTCAGCAACCTTACGTCGCCGGTCAATGGCGACCCGCTCAACGCCGATGTGGTGCGCGGCAACGACAACACCGTGCGGGCGGCGTATGTCAGCCATGACGCTGATCCCGGGATTCACCTGCAGTCCTCGACACTGGCGTCGCGGCCGGCCGCAGGTGAGGCGGGGCGCAAGTGGATGTCCACGGCCACGGTGGCGGGGGCGACGGTGGCGACGCTGGCCTTCGATACGGGCAGTGCGTGGGTGACGGATACGACCTTCGCGGTCAGCAACGGCCAGCCCGGCATCTATGACGCGGGGAACTCCGGCACCTCGAAGGCGCTGGACTGGGCGAACGGCCCGATTCAGAAGGTCACGATGACGGGCAACTGCACCTTCACGTTCAGTAACGCTATCGCCGGGGGCAGCTATACGCTGATCCTCGTGCAGAACGGCACGGGTGGGTATGCGGCCACGCTGACCGGCTGGGATTTCGGGGATAACACGCCGACGTTCAATACCGCCGCCAACAAGAAGAACGTGGTGGCGGGCCTGTATGACGGCGCGGAGTATCTGGCGGCCTTCGCCGTGAAGGGGGCGTAATGCTCATCCGGTGCGGCCTGTTCACGAAGACCATTACCCCGCCGGTCATCACGGCGTTTACGTTGTCCAACCCGACCAAGGCGTCGGGGTGCGCCCCGATTGCGATGGACGCAACTTGGGTCATCAAGGACGCGGACAACGCATCGTACAAGCTGGTGATTCAGGAGACGGGCGTCGAATTCTCGTGCGCGTCTACGGTCGGGCCTGTGTCGGTCGATACGGCGGACACCTATCTTGACGGGTCAAGCAATTCCCTGACGCCCACCCTGACGTTAACGGTGGTGCGTCGCTCGGATAGCGTGACGATGGCGTCGCTCGCTGCGACGTGCAGCAGCGCCATCTTGGTTGGGTCGGCCTGCTGATGGGCGTCGGGGACTATAACATTGCCCCGTTTACGTCCCCGGTCGGGGTAGACCGGGCGGCGTATGAGACGCGGGGGAATGATAACGTCCTGCGTGACAAATTCGTTGGGCACCAAGCGGACGCCGTTGCCCACCCGACCTCGGGGACGGCGGCGGCTCGGCCCGCCTCGGCCTCGCAGGGGGCGATTTATTTCGCCACGGACACGGGAGACATCTCCATCTGGAGCGGGGGATCGTGGGTGGCGGTAGGTGGGCAGGTGTCCGGGTCGGGGACGACCGGGACGCTGGCCAAGTGGACGGGGACGGAGGCGCTGGGAAACTCCATCGTCACGGAGTCTGGGGCGGCCCTGACGGTGACGGGCACCCTGAGTGCCACCGGGAAAGTGTCGGCCCCGGCCAGCACGACGGGGGCGGCCAGCCTGTCCCTGCCGCACGGCACAGCGCCGACCGCGCCGGTGAATGGCGATATCTGGACCACGACCGCGGGGCTGGAGGTCCGGGTCAACGGGGCGACGCAGTATGCCTCGTGGACGGAGCAGGCGGCGATCGCCGATGCCACGGGGGGAACGGTCATTGATTCTGAGGCTCGCACGGCGCTGAACGCGCTGTTGGCGGCGCTCCGTACCATCAACATTATCGCACCGTAATATGGGTTCTGTAGACGGCGTGGCCATTCTCTCCAACACCGTGCCAGCCACGGCGCTGGTCAATGCGACCGCAGCATCCAAGCTGCTGGGGCGCGGCGCGGCCGCTGGGGCTGGATCGTTCCAGGAGATTTCCCTTGGCACCAATTTGTCGATGTCAGGTACGACCCTGAACGCGACAGGTGGCGGGGTGACGGACGGCGACAAGGGCGATATCACGGTTTCTTCGTCGGGCGCAACATGGACGATTGACAATGAGGTGGTCAGCACGTCCAAAATGGGTGGCGACGTGACGACGGCTGGCAAGGCGCTCCTCGATGACGCCAGTGCGGCGGATCAGCGGACAACCCTTGGGCTGGGCACCCTTGCCACGCAGAGTGGGACCTTCAGCGGGACTTCCAGCGGGACGAATACGGGGGACGTGACCCTCGCAGGATCGCCAGACTACATCACCATTTCCGGCCAGACGATTACCCGGGGGCTGGTGGATATGGCGACGGATGTGACGGGCGACCTGCCATTCGCCAATATGCAACAGGTCACGACCGATGTGTTGCTTGGGCGCTCATCTGCTGGCACGGGCGACATCGAAACGGTCGCCTGCACCGCTGCTGGCCGGGCGATTCTGGACGATGTGGACGCGGCCGCCCAGCGCACCACGCTCGGGCTGGGAACGCTGGCGACGCAGAGCGGCACGTTCTCTGGCACGTCGAGCGGCACGAACACGGGTGACGTGTCGCTGGCGGGCACGCCAGATTACATCACCATCTCTGGGCAGACTATCACCCGTGGGCTGGTGGACCTGACCACCGACGTGACCGGCGATCTGCCGTTTGCCAATCTCGCGCAGGCAAGTGCAGCCTCTCGGCTTCTTGGCCGTGGCGCGGCGGCTGGCGCGGGGGATTTTCAGGAAATCACGCTGGGCACAAACCTGTCGATGTCAGGTACAACCCTGAACGCCACGGGTGGGTCGGGCTCCGGTGATGTAGTCGGCCCGGCGTCCGCGACCGACAATGGCATCGTTCGCTTTGACGGCACGACGGGCAAGCTGATTCAGAACAACTCCGGCGCAACGATTGACGATAACGGCAAAATTGTTACCGTCGCCTCAAGCTCCACCACCGCGTCTGTGCTATTGCAGGAAGGCACTACGCCATCAGCTCCGGTCAATGGGGACCTCTGGTCGGCATCGACGGGCGTGCGGGACTTGTACTACTACAAGGCGGGCAAGCGGTGGAATGTCAACGCAGGCTATGTCATCAATGTCCACGCGCTGTCGTTTAGCCCGGCCGACGCATCTATTCAGTACTTTGGCAATGTGCTTCGCGCTCCCGTAACAACGGCGAATCAAAACCAGATATATTTCAACGTGCCGGGATGGATTACGGCGGCAGAGATTTACTGGTACGCGACGGGTGTCGCTGGGACTTCGCAGAACATTGATGTCTACGTTCGTCTAAACAACACCACGGACTACTTGGTGGCAGGCGTTGCGAACATTGCCGCCGCGAAACGGTTTAGCAATGCGTCGCTGAACTCTGGAAGCGGTGGCATCGCCATTGTGGCTGGCGATTACGTCGAAATCAAGATTATCTGCCCGACGTGGGCGACCAATCCCACCAACGTGGTGATGGGTGGCTATATCACCTTCATTCCGTCGAATAGCTAATGCTTGCATACTCGTGGGAGTTTCTACGATTCAAATGTTACCAGACCCTCAACGGGATGTCCAAGGTCGTATTTGCGATTGATTGGCGATACAGCGCTGATGACGGGCTTGGCAATACGGCGGTACTGTATGGAACGCAAGAGGTTCCCGTGGATGGTATTGTCGAGTTTGTCGAGTTTGCCGACCTCACGCCGGAGATTATCGCGGGGTGGATTGAGGGCGCTCTTGGCATGGATGGCATAACGGCTCTACAGGCCATCCTCTCTGACGCAATCAATCTTCAAATCAATCCGCCGGTTCTTTCCCTTGACGCCCCGTGGGCGTCTTAACGTTTGACTTCATCGCACGAGAAACGCACGATGCCGATTCGTTCCAAGGCCCAGCAGCGGGCGATGTACGCTGCCGCCGCCGGTCGCGGGAAGACCGGCATTTCCAAGGCCGTGGCCAAAGAGTACATTGAGGCTACGCCAAAGTCTGCCTACGCTGACCTCCCCGAACGGGCGAAGCGGCGCATGGCCCTCAAGCGCAAGGGAGGCAAGTAGTCATGGCGTATCAGGATGAGATTGCGGCGGCGAACCGCCTGCCGACCCGGGAACAGCGGCTGTCCGCCCGGAACGCGGTGCGGGCCAAGTACGGGATGGAGCCGGAGAAGAAGACGCGGGGCGGGATTGCGGGCATCTACGACCGCAACAAGGGCGTGATTCAGGCCGCCCTCCCGACGCTGGCCGGGTTCCTGGTCCCCGGTTCGTCGGTGCTGGCTGGCGCCCTGACGGGCGGGCTGGCGCGAGGGCTGGATCGTCCCGGGAAGCGCGGCATCGGGCTGGATCTTGGGCGGGCAGCCGGTGGAGCGGCGGCTGGTGCCGCGCTTGGGAGTCTCGGCGGTGGATTCCGTGGAGCGCCAGCGGCTCCGGCTCCGGCCGCGCCTGCGCCGAGGATGCCGGCGGGTCCGGCGCCCGGGCAGGTGATGGCGACCCCGAACTACGGGGCGCAGATTGGCACGGAGATGGCGGCGGCTGCGCCGGCTGCTCCGGTCACTGCCGCAACGACTACCGCGCCGACCACAATCCAGAAGCTCTTGGCGGCGGTGCAGAAGCCTGAGGTCCTCGCCCCGCTGGCTGGTGGGGTGGCGGACGTGATTGGCTCGGCGCAGGATCGGGCGGTGCAGGAGCGCCGGATTCAGCTGGAGGAAGAGCAGATGCGGCAGGAGCGGGAGCGGCAGGAGCGGCTGGCCCAGCTCCTGATGCCGCTCTTCCAGCAGCAGGTGTCCCAGTTCGGGGGGCGGCGCTGATGGCCACCAGTAGCTACGCCAACCTCTTTGGCACGAACGGGAGCGGTAAGAAGAACAACATTGGGTTCGGCAATCTCTTCGGCCAGCAGGAGGCCCCGAAGGCCCAGGCGATGCAGCAGCCGCCGGCCACTCAGCCGACGACCCAGCCGACGGCTCAGCCTGCCCAAGCTCCGACCTTCGCTCAGATGCAGCAGCAGGGACAGGCCCGTCCGGCTCCGCAGGTGGCCGCACCCACCCCATACCAGAACCTCCAGCGACAGGTGCAGGAGCAGTTGGCGCAGCCGGTGGGGTACACGTCCGAGCAGATGCAGCAGTTGCGGCAGGCGAGTCTCGGGCAAATCCAGCAACAGTTTGGCGCCCAGCGTTCGGCGCTTGAAGAAGACTTTGCGCGACGCGGCCTTGCCGCTTCAACGATTGCGGCGGGGCGCTTTGGGGATCTCGCGGGACAGCAGGCGCAGGCGGTCGCTGGCCTGGAGGCGCAGTTGCTCCAGCAACAGGTGCAGGCGCAGGAGGCCGCACGAGCGCAGGGTCTCCAGACCCTGACCACACTGGCCGGTCAGCAGGCTGATATCGAGTCGCGGGCCGCCCAGCTGATGCAGGAAGCGGAGCTTCAGGGCCGGAGCCTAGACCTCCAGTCGGCGCGGGATTTGGCACAGCGTGAGCAATTTACCGCCCAGCAGACCTTCGAGGCGCAGCAGGCCCAGCTCCAGCGGCAGTTTGCGGGTGGCGAAAGCGCAGCGGAGCGGGCATTGCGCGAGCGTCTGATGCGTGAAGGCCAGACGTTTGAGGCGGCGCAGGCCGCGGCCCAGCGGGCCTTTGCCGGCGGCGAGAGTGCCTTGGAGCGGGCCCTTCGGGAGCGTTTGCAGACTGGCGCTCAGACCTTTGAGGAGCGCCAGGCCGAACTTCAGCGCCAGTTCGCTGGCGGCGAGTCGGCGCTGGAGCGAGCACTCCGAGAGCGTCTCCAGACCCAGCAGATTGGCGAGTCGGCGGCGGATCGGGCGCTCCGGGAACGGTTGGGGCTGGCGGAGTACACCGGCACGCTGGATGGTCAGCAGACGTTCGCGGCCCAGCAGGCGCGGCAGAACCTCCTCATCCAGCTGGCCGGCATCCTCGCGCAGGGTGGGGCGGCGACGGCTGGGGCGATGCCACAGCTCCTCAAGTTGCTGGCGGACCAGTTCGGGTTCCAGATGACGACATCATCGGACGACGCCGACCTAGCCCGACGGCAGCAGGAGGCGGCCGACCGGGCTCGCCGGGATGCCGAGAACGCTCGTCGGGCGGCAGAGGGACTTCCGCCGCTTGACAACACGCAGGCCTAACGAGGACCTATCTATGGCACGACGTGGCGCAATGACGGCGATTCAGGCGGCCTTGGCCGGCCTTTCCGGGGGCGCGGCAGGGTATGTCCGCCAGCGGGAGTTGCAGAAGGAGCAGGATCGGCTGAAGAAGCAGGAGGAGCGGCAACAGCGCATAGACATCCTAGACCTGCTGGAGCGCGGCGGGGTGACGCAGGCCGCGCCCGGCGAGTCCATTACTGGCCCTGTGCCGAGTGCGGTGCCGATGGTGGCGCCACAGCGGGAGGCGATGGCCGCCGCGTTGCAGGCCGCCGGGCCGCGAACGGGGGCTGGTTCCGAGATGTTCAATATCGGGGGCACCTCAATCCTGATGCCCAGCAAGGCGCAGCGGGACTTGCAGGCGTCGCAGCGGGCGTTTGACGCGGCCATCCAGCAGGCCGAGGCAACAGGGGCGGTGCGGATGCGGCAGGAGCGCGAGGCAGGTCAAGAGGCTCAGCGCATGGCCTTTAACGAGCTTCGTGCCCTAGGACAAGAGAGTGGCGAGTTTGACCCCAATCGTATGTACACCACGCGACTGGAAGACTTTCTGCTCCGTCGGCGTGCCCGAGAATCTAAGCCATCTACGACCGCCGGCGACTTGAGCCAGTTGGTGGTCCAGCGGGCCTCGGCGCTACGGGATGATTTCCGGGCCGAGCCCGCGGTTAAGAAGTCGGAGACAATCGCAGACGCGACGCGACTGGTGCGGGCGTCGGCGGCGAGTCCGACTGCCGCGGGTGACCTGTCGCTCATTTTTGCCTATATGCGCGTGCTTGACCCAAGCTCGGTGGTGCGTGAGCGCGAATTTGCCAATGCACAGAACGCCGCTGGCGTCCCAGACCAGGTTCGCAACCTCTACAACCGCGTCCTTGAAGGCACTCGCCTGAACGATCGGCAGCGGCGAGATTTTGTGGCGCGGGCGAACGATATCGCACAGCAGCAGAGCAAGTCGATTCAGGCGCAGATTGCCCGCTTCGGGCGCATCTCTGAGCGCTATGGTGTGCCGTCTGACTTGGTGGTGTATGACCCATTTGAGGGCCTGTTCGAGCAGGCCGAGCCAGCGCCGGCAATTGGTGGCACTGGCAGTCCGCGTGATGTGACCGGAGGG